ACTTTTAGTGTCCCCCCACATTCCCCTCTATATCCATAGCAGGTATGCATTTAAATTACCTGAACTTGAAGTTCCATAGTTTACTTTTATTTTAATATATTTGACTTTATCACCATTCGCTACTTCTTTTAGTTTTCTATAGGGAATATGAAATTCTGTTATAATTTTACCTTTAGAATAATTTCCTTCAGGTATACTTACATAACTTGACCAAGTATGAATAACAGAACCTTTTGATTTATCATAGTAAATTATATCTACAGTTGCAGGGTTGGTCGCCAAGACGCAACCAGTTGAACCGCCCATAAATACTACTTCCAGTCTTCCAGTATAGAGTGCAGGCACTACCATAAAGTCGGATGTCTTACTTGAAGCACCAGCGATTGATATATCATCAAATATGATTTGGTCTACTTGCGTTCCATCATTGAATATATTAGGCATTATGCACCTCCTTAGGCTGGTATAGAAGCGGTTTCAGTGGAGAGGATGTTCTCTTCCAGAATTATGGGAACTCCACGATAACTTTCAATCAAATTATTATAATCCATATCCGCACGATAGAGGGTCAATTTATCCTGCTTCAATCCAGAAATCAAGGATTTTCCTTTTACATTCGCATAGATATACTTTTGACCGTTTGTGGCATCAATTTCTTCTATGAGAGTGTTGAGGTCTTTTGCGAATTGTGATAATGCACTTGCAGAACCGATAACTGTATCATCCACGCAATATAGCACGGAAACCGATTTAATAGTTGGCACTACTAATGTGACCAAGCAGTGAATCATCCAGCTATATACAGGCAATTGTGCATTCGTGGTCGTGTTTTGCACCACCAGTGCAGGATTTACTGGAGTAATATCTTTTATTTGAATTAAATCCGTTCCTGTTCTACTTGAACCGCCTAATCTAAGTTGGACGCCATCGGTTTCGTCCCATCTAACTGCATAGATAGAAGTTGTATTTCCCGAAGGACTTTGAACTGCTTTATGAATTTGGTTCATCGCTTTAGCATACTGAAACAATCCTTGAAAGCCCACTGTAGAATTCTTTCCACCGCCCGTAAGTGAAGAAGTATCAATAGTTCCATAGATTATCTGGGAAGCTAATGTCTGACCGAGACCTTCTATGAAGGCAGGCAGATTCGCTTCTATCCATCCATCTTTACCACCAGGATAGCTTTCTATGAATTCAGCATCATCTTGAGCGAGAGATACAATATCCCATAGGTCTATGGTCGCCATTGAGTTGGATACTATCTGAGGAACTATTCCAGAACCGAATTCACGGAAAGTTCCGAGTGGTAATGTATTATGAAACTTATACTTGTGTTGATTCCCGAAATTTGAGGGTTTTGCTACTGCAGTTTGCAGTATACCGCTATGTTTAATCAAACTCGTGAGTATAGTAGGTGCGTCTGGCACTCCCCATTGAACCCCGAGTTCTTGAAATCTTGCTCTTTCCGCCATTTTCTTTTCTCCTTATTTGGCTTGTTTTTGCTGAGCCTTTAATTTTTGTAGGATTGCTTGCCCTGCTGTTTCTGGTTCGGGTTCAGTGGAGGTCGTGGGAATAGGAGGCTTTCCTGAAGCTTCATTCACTCTCTCGGGTTCGGAAAATATGCCTGTATCCTGTAGAAGTTGAAACTTGTTAAGATTGTCTCTAATATCGTCAATAGTTAAATTTTCATTTTCTTTAGGGAATTTAAAATAATTTTTAACTTTCTGAACTTGAGAGTATCTTTTATCTGTTTCAGGAATGTTGAAAATATTTGCCATTTTTTCCCATTGACCCTTAAGTGTCTCGTATTCTTTTTTTTCCTTTTCGGCAAGCATATTTTTTAGCTGTTGCAGTTCTTCATCTTTCTTCTTCAGCACATCCGCACTGGAAGAATACTCTTGAAGTTTCTGCTCCAGCTCTTCTTTGGCTTTGCGTAAGCGCTCATTCTCTCGGTTCCGTGCAGAGATAGCATCCGCCATTATCCCCGCTTCATTGCTTGCATCCGCAAGCCATTCCTTGATTTGTTCTCCTGTATCCTCAGGAAGCGCTTTCCTTATCTTATCCAAGATTTCTTTAATAGCCATTGTTAATTACTCCTAATTTTTTATTTCAGGCTCTATAAACATAAAATATTTAAATTATATTTCTTGTCAAGTAAAATTTTAATCATACTCCTTAATCGGTAATTTTTTATCAAAATCTTCTTTTGTGATTTGCATAAATATATGCCTGCAATTGTAAGCCCGTTCTCCAGCATACATAGCTTCGTAATATTCTCTTTCTTCATTAGTAAAATATTTTATGTCCAGTAGTGCATTACAGGCTGGTCTTGTCTTGTCATCTCTTGGCCCAACATAGACCCAATATCTTTCTTCTGGTGGTGTGCTTTGTGCGCCCGTATCGTGTATCATTTGCATCACTTCTTGTCTTGAAGTGAGCGCATAGGTGATAGAATATCGCTGAAGCCTGTCTTCTAATTCTTTCCGTATCTGTCGGTGCACTTGTTCTATACTCTGCCCAGTGAGAATAGATTTCATCAGCGCTTCTCTTACAGCCATACAAGACTTTTCTCCTATATCTCGGAATGCCATCATTTGTGCTTTTCTGAGCGCTTCTATGGTTTCTATGCCTGTTTGAGAGAATTCCAGCGGTATGTAGGAAGTAGCAGAAATAATTTTCACGAGTTCCGCATCCTTCGCTTGCAGTGCACTGACAACATTATAGTATCCTGATTTCTCCAGTTCGTCCATCAGTTCATTGTATACCACTGTAGAATATTCCAGATTTTCAGGTATCTTGAGGATATTTCCATCCGCATCCAGTTGTAGTTTCTTGTGAAACCTTACCGCCAATCGCTTTTCAAAGTTATTGATTACTTTCGTTAATTGCTTTTCAAACTCAGCAAGCGATAGGTCTACAAACTCATTCGGATTCACTTTCCAGTCCTAATGGTGGCACTTCTGGAGCGATTTGTGCCTTTCTTGCTTTCATCTTTTTATAGTATTCAATCGCTTCATCTTCAGTCATATCAGGATTATCCAGCATTATAGCGCCGATTATATCTATCGTTCCGTTGGCAAGTTTCGCTGAAATCAATTGCTGAAGTTCCATAGGAGAATAGTCTATAGAAATTTCCCCGTATCGTATGGTGAGGTCAGGTTCATCAGGGAAATTCTGCTTTCCATATATCTTCTCGCATTGAAGAGCGAGCTTAATTGTATCTCGGATTGACTCCAGATATATATCCTGTTTGTTCTTGTTTCTTTCTAAAACTCCAGACTTTGCTAATTTCAGCTGGTATCCAGAGGAGAAACTGGATGCACTGCTAATGCTTTCTACTGAAATTCCCATAATGCCTGCATACCATATGATTGATTCTTGAATTATTTTCCAGACTTCCAGCAGTTTCGCATCAGGAGTGATATAGCTTGCAGAGCCCATAGATTCGCCTGAAATGGGATTCGTGGGGATATTGATTCTTCTGGTCACGCCGATAGGAATTACAGTGGTATCGGACATACCAGTTGTTACAAGTGTAGAGAAAGACTGATAATCCATAGCAATATCAAGATTCGTCATCTGAAGATTAATTCTTCTGTTTAATTCCACTATCGGGTTTCCTTCATCAGTCCAGAAAGAATCCAGAGGCATCACTATTTCATACCACGCAATCGGTATCTTGCCATAGGGATTCCTATCTCTTTTCAGCACTTTCACTTCCAATCCATCACGATTCACTTCGGATTCTCTGTAGCTATCTGCTGTCCAGATAGCATATACATTCATAGGTTCAGCCATCCGCCAATCGTTCGTAATGCCAATGGGATAACCTACTTCTATCGCTTCAGTAGGAACTTCAGGATTTTCTATGACATAGCATTTATCTGGTGTAAGAATATCCAGGCATACTTTTTTACCATTCCAGCGTGGCACGATACCGATTTTTCCCGTAAGTTCAGTGAAGACATCAATCTGCTTCAAGAGTTTGTAGAGGCCAATATCGTCCAGAAATTGCAGGAATGCTTCTTGCACTGCATCCGATACTTCGTTCATCTTTATGGTGGGTGATTCTTTGAAGGTGATTGCCAATTGATTGATTAAATTTCTGGTCAGTGGCACGGTGAACTTATAGCGCTGTATATCCTCATTTTCCTTCGGATAGCGATTATTAATATCTTTTTCCAGTGTCTCGTATTGACGATTGAAATAGAAGTCTATCGCCATCCGTGCTTCTTCTCGTCTATTGAGTTCCTCTTTCCATTTAGCTTTTATTTTAGCGATTTTTACTGTTTCTTCTGCAGTCATTTAAATCTCCTTAATATCCTTGCCATTTAGGTGTTTTATGGGTGCATCTTACTAATCCATAACTCATTGCATCAGTTATATCTGTCCATTTTCTTCCTGATTCTGCTTTATCAATCTGCCCATAGTCGTTTACCTGAACGGTTTCAAGCCCCCTGATAAGATTTTTGCACTTCGGATTGATATAGACCAATCCTTTGTCAAACAGGTTGTTCACAATATTTAGCCTTGTTCTCTCAGGAAGCACGCCTTGACCATAAATATTGAAACCCGCCTTCTGTAGAATCTGTATATCCGAATAATCAGCAGAAGTCTTTCGTGCCGTGCCCGTCATATCAGGACAGGCATTGATAATCCGTCCAGAATAGAAGTGCAGAATCGCTTCAGTGAGCTTGTATGTGTTTGCGTTCGGGATAAAAAACTCGTCAAAGATATAAACCGAGCCATCCTCTTGCGGTTGCATCAATACAGCAGTCATAGGATTGACATTGAAATCAATCCCTATCCAGATAGGCTTCTTTGGGTCGTCTATAGCCTTTTCGGAAATGTGTCGTGGCTGAAAGGCATAATAAGCTTGAAGTCCGTTGATTGAAACAAATTCGCCGTTTATATACCGTTGAACCATTAAGCTATCATATTGTTCATAGAGGTTTTGTATATAGTCTGCTGGTAAAAATTTATTATCAGTAGTCTTTGCTTTTATAATTTTAAAATTAGGATTATCTCTATTTTTTTCCATATAAAGAGAATAAGTGTATCTATGCCCTTCAGGTGTCGTGGTAATAGCTACAGTGCCATATTCCGCTTCACGAACTCGGGTAATACATTCGTTCCAGATGAACTCTTGGTTCTGCTGATTGTTTTCTTTGTCGAACTCGTCTATAATAACATCGGTTAAGTTCTTTCCCGTAAGTGAAGAAGGCTTGGAAAAACTCCTCATCAAAACCGTAAAATCAAGGTTTCTGTATCGGATGGTGTAATAATTGTAAGATTTCTGGAGAGTATGCTTAATGCCGAACTCGTCAAAGAAACTGTCCATCGTGGGTATCAGGACATCACGAATCATTTCAAATGTAGGTTCTACTATCATCATTCTACAAGGTTTCTTCTGATTTTTTCCTCTCCATTCAATAAGTGAAAGCCATCTAAGCGGTATAGCACGGGTCTTTCCGCTTCCATATCCGCCTATAAGTGCAGGATGCCTACAGACTTCAGGTGAAATGGTAGCAAACTCATATTGAGCCCGAAGCGTGTTATCAGGTGTGAAAACTATCTTTCTCTTCTTGCTTTTCTCACTCATCAGTCGTCCCATCCTTCAAATAAAATAGAAACATCGTCTTCTTCATCTCCAAGCGGGTTTTCAGTCTGACCTAAATAGTTTTTGCCAAGCCATATCTGCATTGTGACATTTTTGCCTTCAATAGCAGAATTTAATTGAGCTTCTGATAATTTCATTTTCATTGAATTTATCCCTTTTTTATATGCCTTGTAAAATTCTGAATCAATATCATTCATATTTTTTCTTATGGTATCAACTGAGCAATCCAGAAAGCTTGCCATAGTGTCATAAGTAGCGTGAAAATAGCCGAGCATTTCTACTTCATTAAGGTTAAATGTTTTGCGAGGTCGTCCTCTTTTATTTGCCATAATTTATTTTAAGTTTTTATATTTTCCAGATTTTTTCATTGCCTTAAACATTTCAATTTGAGCCAATCTTTTTTGAGCTTTTTTCTTACTTCGGTAAGTTCCCATAGGACGCCCTGAGGAAGCAATCACTTTATAGCCTGATTTTACTTTTCGTATCATTTTAGTTTTTATCCTCAGTAGTAAAATATTTCATTAGAGTAAAATCAAAGTTAATTTTTTTTATAATCATTTTAATTCCAATAATTCCTAATCAACAACTCAGTCTTAGCTTGGTAATACCCTGCCACTGAGTATGTCATATCAACTTTATCAATTATAAAACCATCATATAATTGCTTAATATAGTCATTATTATTGTATGATAACAGGAACTTACCTTTAATCTGTTTTAATGTCTCAGCAAGCTTTTCATGCTGGTTAAAAGCGTCTACATTCTCACGATTATAATAGTGCTCAGTATTATAGTAGGGCGGGTCAAGATAGAAAAATGTATTAGGATGGTCAAACTTTGCTATAATCTTCTCCCAAGGCTGTCTCTCAATAATAACATCCCGCAAACGGCTTGAAGCTTCTTTCGCCTTATCTAACTTGCGGAGAGGCATATATTCCTTTCCGTGCTTGATAGTAAAATTTACACTTTTTGTGCCATAACTACAAGCAAGACTATAATAAAATTTGATTGCTCTTTCCAATTCGGTTCTTGGCTCAAAATCCTTGAAATTATCAAACATCTCTCTGGACACAAGATATTGATTTAACTCTGTTACAAACACATCAGGATGATATTTTATATATTTCCAGAGATTAACTAAATCACCATTGATATCATTATAAACTTCAGTATATTTTTCAGGTGTGATTTGCCAATCTTCCCTTTTGGGTGATTTACCGAATAATACCCAAGCCGCACCGCCAAAAACTTCACAATAAGTGTCGTGTTTGGGAATAAGTGGCAATATCTTGTTACGCAATAAACGCTTTCCACCTACCCAAGCAATAATACTATTCATATAATCCTTTTATTTAAATTAAAACTACTTTTATGTGTTTGAACATCTCTTTAGTTTTTATCCTCAGTAGTAAAATATTTCATTAGAGTAAAATCAAAGTTAATTTTTTTAATAATCATTTTCATTCCAGAAATTCTGCATAATCAAAAGATAATCTCCAGTCAACATTTGGATAGAATGAATCTTTTACCTTTCTTAGAATAAAATTCAAGCACTGATTCGTGGCAATCCTGAGGGCACTCTTTGAATTTGTCAATGGTTGCAGAAAATAATAATTAGCCTTAAACATTCCAGAATTAGGAGGGTGAATTATGCCTTTTTCGTTAACCTTGAAAATTACTTCATTAGCGAAAGAAATATTGACATTATTTCCAGCATTAGGAATAACAGTAAACCAGTTTATACCTGCATAATTAGGTTTAATATTTCCATCAGATTCTAAGCAGATAAAATAGTTATTTAATTTCTCTACAAGTGTAAAATTGTTGTTTAATTGCTTCAATGGTTCATATCCAGAGAATACAATCATAGGGTAAATATTATCAGGTATAAGATTATTAACCTTTTCAGCTATTTCTCCAGAAGTGAGTTCTTGGTAATTTCCTTCAGGTTTAGAGAAATTGACAAATTTAATGAAAACAGCGGGTTTCCCTGAATTGTATCCTTTTGTCTGCACGGTGTAAGATATGCTTGCAATTTTGTATTTATACATATTTCATATTCTCCTATGAAACATAAAATAATTAAGTCAAGAAATATGTCAAGTAATATTTTTAGCAGAGTGAAAATAATTCAAAGAATAACGATTTAATGCTGGTTTATGGAAAATATGAAATGCATCTATAGGTTAAAGTCATATATATCAGATATTTACAAGGACGGGGTGTATGCATCTATAGGTTAAACAATTGAAAAATAATAATTTATGCGGTCGTGTTGTGGCAAATTTTCTAAGTGATTGAAAAATATGTAGATAACTATGAGATGCATAACTTAAGAAAAGAAAGAGAGAAAAAAAAGAAAGATAAGAAGAAAAGAAAGTATACAAAGAAAAGAAGAATAGAAAGAAATAAAAAGAGAGTTAAGAAAAGAATGTATGCTCTCTTGCATATATGCAACAAGAAAAGATAAAAGAAGAATAAAGTAGAGAGAAAGAGAAATACTAAAGAGAAAGAGAGAAGAAAAAGAAGAAATGTGAAAATGGATTTTTGGGCTGGTTTTGGGAAAGTTATTTCTGTAGAAATTGGCAATCTGAAAATTTGCTTGCCATAGGAAATATCATTTTGGATTTAGAACGCCAAATTTAAAGAATACGGGGTGTTTGTGATGCGGGTAATGATTAGATAGCCTGATGAGGAAAAAACTTCATAGATGAGATTTTTGATGGCTTTTTGGGCAAATTGGCTTTTTGTAAAAATTTAATCATTGAAATTTGCCTTTCTAAGGGGTCAAATATGCGGAATATGAAGCGATTTTTAGTTGAGTAGTAGTTTATGTGATTTAGATTAGAAAACTTCATATTTTTGATTTATAGGCTTTGTAGGGAAAAATAATTAGATGCTTAATAGCCATATTTATTAAAGTAAAATATTAATAAAATAAATACAGCCAAAAATCGCTGGTGATTCTATAAACCCGCATCAATAGGCAATCTATGGATGGTCGTTTAGGAAAATCGCAAAAATAGACCCCGTGTCAATAGCAAGGCTGGAAAATTAGAAGAAAATCACTGGAAAAATCAGAAAATTAGCTGAAAACATAAAAATATTTTTCTTCATAAGTTAATGCTATTCAATCAGTTATAAATATTGACAAAAAAAAGATTAAAAAAATTGAAAAAAATTGCAGATTTTACTTGACATTTAAATAGGGTGATTTATCTTATCTACAGAATGAGACAAGGAGGTCAAAAATGAAAACGATTACATTCAAGGAAATTCTGGAGCAACTGGGGATTCAATCCTCAGACGATTTCTATGATGCAATGAAACCCTATTGGGGTAAAGGTGCAGACGCAATTCTCACATATGACCCTAAAAGAGAAAAAGCCGAAATCGGGTCAATCTACAGCAACGATTGGTTCAATGTCAATACAGGCAAAATTCTGCTCGCAAGAGTTAACCTGCCAGATAAAGAGTATTTGAAAAATATCTGGCACGAAATAGTTTACGAAGCAGACAAAGCGCTTGAGAGAGCGCAGGAAAATCAATGAACATATGCCTCTCACGGGGATAACTCGTGAGGGGCTTTAATTT